AGTTCATGGAGAAGCATGGCGCAGAGTTGTCCACCAATCAGGTCGTGCAGGTCATTGACGGCGGCACCGACCAAATCAAGAAGGCGCTCGCTCAGCTCGAGGGACAGGGCTTCCTGAGTGTCAGGAGCCAGGGGCAGGGTCGCTACTTCAAGCACCTGAAGCCCTTCGTACTAGGGGCGCCTTCTCCTTTTAACCTGACCGACTTGACCGACCCTGACCGCGAGAGTATCGGTCAAGTAGGGGCAAGAGGCGACCGAAACTTGACCGACTTCGCCCCCCCCTATAAGGGGGGGCGGTCGGTGAAGTCGGTCAGCAGTGATGATGGTGAACCCGATGCAGGATAAAATGGCTATAAAGGATTTCTGCCGTATTTGTGGAGCTGCGCTTTGGAAGGCGCAGTGGTGCGGTTTTTCGGTGTTTTCGGACGGCACCCCCATAAGTACAATGGTGGAGATCGAGTGCTTACTAAAAAAGCGCCCGACATACGGCGTCTCTAGGTGGTTGCCCAGCTTCTACCTAGAACGCCGCTCAATGCTCAACATACACAAGCAATACGAGTTCATACTCGCCAAGCATCTTTGCGGTTCAGCCCAGGCCGTAAAGGAGCACCCAATCTACTGGGTAGTACCACAACAACTCGAACCTAACTTCTAAAAGGGGGAACAAATGGCAGGACGTCTTATCGCCGTAGTCGGCGGTCAGTATGGCAGTGAAGGAAAGGGCGCCGTGGCAGGCTACCTCTCCGCAACATCTGAGGCACCGTTTATGGGCATCAGAGTGGCAGGACCAAACGCAGGGCACACCGTTATCGGCAAAGGCCCCGACGGCGAGGAGTCATACGCATGGCGACTTCGCTCAATCCCAGTCAACGCAGTGACTGCACCCGAAAGCGACCTAATCATCGCGGCGGGCTCTGAGATCGACATGGAAGTCTTTAATAGAGAGCTTTCAGATCTCGACAAAGCGGGCTACCAAGCCAGTTCACGCATTATCGTGGACGACCAAGCCACAATCTTGGAGCCTCGCCACCACGATATCGAGACCAGTGACGGCATTCAAGCCCGAATCGGCTCAACCAGCAAAGGCATCGGCGCTTCACGTGCTGACCGCATTATGCGCAAGGCTTCTCTGTTTGGTGGTGGCGTAGATACTTCACAAGTTATTCGCGAGCACCTACAAAGAGGCGGCACTGCTCTAATCGAGGGCACACAAGGCTACGGCCTTGGACTGCACGCAGGTCTGTACCCATTCTGTACGAGCCAAGACTGCAGAGCCTTGGACTTCTTGTCGCAAGCGGGTGTCAGCCCGTGGGACCGCGCAGTTGATGTCTTTGACATCTGGGTTACAGCCCGCACCTACCCGATTCGCGTTGCTGGCAACTCGGGCCCACTAGAGAACGAGACCAGCTGGGAACAGCTAGGACTTGAGGCAGAGCGCACGACCGTGACTCAAAAGATTCGCAGGGTCGGGCACTTTGATAGCAAGCTAGTTCGCGACGCTGTTATTGCAAACGGTGGCGCTCCAACCGTCAAAATCGCACTCACCATGTTCGATTACATCTTTCCTGAGCTGAAAGACCAGACTGGAATAGACATCTTGTCTGACGAGCAACAACGCTACATCACAGACATCGAAAGTGCAGTGAATGCACCAGTTAGACTGGTAGGCACTGGACCTTCAACAATGGCGTGGGTGAAATAATGGCCTTCGAGAATTGGGAAGATGTAGCGGCTGCTTTTAGGAAAGAAACGCCCGCAAAAGACGCACCGACCGTGCAGAGTCTTGCGAATTGGTGGCTTGAGGAGACAAAGTTCGAACTGGATTCTGTCATACCAAAAGCCGTTGAGTATGGCAGTGCAGATCTGAAAGTCATCGGCTTTGCTCTGAGTCAAATGATTGGCAAGCCGACCAACGTGACAGACGACGAGCTAGGCATAGCATTTTATGTGCTGGGCAAGGTCGCACGTCTGATCGGTGGCTATGCTGATGGTCGCAGCCCATCATCTGACACATGGCACGACATCGCTATTTACACCAAAATGGCGCAGTACGCACGTGAAAACGGCGGTTGGGGCGGGTTTGTCGAGTGATAGTCTACCTAGCCGCACCGATTGACTTTGATGAAGGAGCGAAAGTCAATCGCATTAAAGACGAGATCAAAAAGCACTTCAAAGAGCAAGAGTGTGTGTGGGTTTATGACCCAGCTGGCGCTTGGCAAGCACCGAGTGACCTAGTGCCTGACGAGTTCGTGCATTGGGCTAACTTGCGAGTGCTAGAGCAAGCCGATCTCGTTGTCGCAGTCTTAGTGAAAGGTGTGCTGACCATTGGCACTGTCCTTGAAATCCAACACGCTCACGACCTTGAAACGCCAGTTGTCGTGGTTGGAGACGTCGGCATGAACAGTGTCGGCCTTGCAGCACTTGAAATCCCCACCTACAAATCAATCAAAGAATGGAGTGAATATGGCAGCCCTATTGTACCAACTACTGACTTCCACTGGACAAGCACCGACGAAGGCCTATAACGACGACGCTGGCTTCGACTTGTACTGCGACGCCGAAATGGTGATCGAGCCAAGCACTTTTGTCGATATCCCACTAGGAGTCGCAATCAAAGTGCCTGAGGGCACGTGGGGCTTGTTAACAGCTCGCTCTAGCACTTTACGCAAGCACGGCCTCATGGTGGCACAGGGTGTCATTGATTGTGGCTACACTGGTCCACTTTTTGCTGGTGTGTGGAACATGACTGACAAACCTGTCAGAGTAGAGCCTGGCATGCGCTTGGTTCAGTATATACTCATTCACAACGCTTCCCTTGATGTCCAAGCACAAGAGGTGGCAGAACTTCCCAAGACCAACCGTGGCGCTGCTGGTTTTGGGAGTTCAGGTGTCTGATAAGCCACTCATTGAAACAGCTCAAGAGCTAAGGGACCTTGCCACTTGGTACGACCAGCTGGGGGTCGAGTTGGAGCCTGGGCGAACGGGCGAGCGCACCAGCCGCTCAGTTCCAGGCCCGCGGTTGCCAGTGCGTGTCGATGTGCTTGACGCGATTCTCGGGATTCGGTCTGCTATACTTGCGTGGGAGATCGAACTGAGACTCGAAAGAGGACAGGGCGTGGTGCCCAACAGCGACCCAATAAGGTCGTTGTTTTGGGTTGCCGACACGATACAAAGCTGGCCGACATCAAATCGGACCAAACTGATTGAAGAGATCAGCCTTTCTATTGCTAAGCGACACACTCAGGTGAAAATCCTGTTAGGATTGGAGCAGAGGCCTTTGACGGCAAGACTAAGGTGCCCACATTGTGCAAAGAGCTTAGTGATTAAGCTGGACCAAGGGCTTCTGCTCTGCAGGAATCACAACTGCAGATGCGCTGTTGAGGATTGCAACTGCACAAAAGGGAGAGGGCACGCATGGACCCAAAAAGAGTGGCCGTTGTTGGGCTTAATGCTCGACACGCCGACCAATGAGTGAGTGAAGCCTGTGGCGCAAAACCCCACGCGTGTGGTATACTTATCCCCTTGGGGTAGAGTCGTATCTTTAGGACCAATCTCATGGGTCTAACCGTTAAGATGTCAATAGGTGCATTACAGACCGAAGTAGATACAGACCAAGATCTCAGCTTTGACGCTATCGAATCCGTGCTAAACAGGGCCGTGCAGTCTACACTGCAGGCCTACATGTCGTTGCCAACAGACGAAAGAATGCGTGTCATTTATGACGTTTTTAGCAACGAGGACGACGAGGAAGATGATTAAGCCCTGCATTGAATGTGGTGCTCTCATACAAGAACAAACTAAATGCAACAAATGCCAATCCCCCTATAGGGGTATTAGGCCTAGCGCAAGCAAACGCGGCTACGATAGCAAATGGCGCCGTTTATCAAGAGAGCTGAGGCGATTGCAGCCTTGGTGTTCGTTTTGCGGTCTAGCCGCTGATCTCACTGTTGACCACATAGTCCCCCTATCTATGGGTGGCAATAATGAAGTCGCCAATCTAAGGGTGCTTTGTCGCAGTTGTAACTCAGGCAGACCAATACAGCCTTAAACACGCAATATCCCCCCTGGCATTTTCCACACCCCCCTCGAACTTCGAAAATCTACGCGTACAGAGACCCCGCTACCCCAAAGAACGCGGCGCGTACGGATTTACCATTTTGCATATTTGCATGATTCACATTTTAGGAGACACATGGCAGGCAAAGGTCCAGCGCCTAAGGACGCAGAACAACGCAGACGCAGAAACGTTGACCCAGTACCCACTCAGGTGGTTACTCAGGACGGCATTTTGCGCGGTCCAGATCTGCCAGCTGGGTATCCTTGGCACTCACAAACATTCCGCTGGTGGGACACTTGGCGCAAGTCGGCGCAAGCTGTCACTTTCACTGATACTGATTGGGATTTTTTAATCGATACAGCGTTGTTGCACTCGTCTTACTGGAACGGTGACAACGTAGGAGCAGAATTGCGACTCCGAGTCGCGAAGTTTGGCGCTACACCTGAGGACAGAATGCGACTTCGGTTGCAGATCGACGGTGAAGCAGAGGGGGCCAAATCGAACAAGACCCTGTCTGATCAGCGACGGACTCGTTTGTTGAGAGTGGTGGGGGAAGTTGACCAAGAAGAAACGACAACAGAGTAGCTTCATCTCGCTCGGTTGGGACGCGATTGACTGGATTGAGACTTATCTAGTTCACGGCCCAGGCGACGTGCAGGGTGAAGCCATCACTTTAGACGACGAACAAGCGGCTTTCATATTGAAGGCCTATGAATTGGACAAACATGGGCGGCGAGTTACACGGCGAGCTTTCTTTTCTCGACCAAAAGGTCGTGCGAAGTCGGAGCTTGCTGGAATGCTCGTTTGCTTTGAGGCTCTCGGCCCTGCTCGCTTTGACCGTTGGGACGCCTTCGGCAATCCAATCGGACGACCAGTCCAGTATCCGTTCATTAGATGCCTAGCAACCGAAGAGCAACAATCAGGCAACACCTACGACAACGTTCGTTACATGCTCGAGCACATCAGGACCAACTTCGGCACTGAGTATCCAGGCATTGATGTTGGCCTCACACGCACTTTTTTAAAAGGTGGCGGCGAAATCGTCCCATCAACAGCAGCATCAGCATCAAAAGACGGTGGAAAAGAGTCTTTTGCTGTAGCTGACGAAACACACCTTTATTCGAGCCCCGAGCTCAAGCGAATGCACGAAACCGTAAGGCGAAACCTCGCCAAGCGGAAAGCTGCGGACCCTTGGATGCTGGAGACATCGACCATGTACTCGGTTGGCGAGGAATCAATCGCCGAGCAAACGCACCGCTTATGGATTTCGATACAAGAAGGCCGCACAAAAAATCCAGGCCTGTTATTCGACCACAAGCAAGCGCCCGAGGTGCCCGACCTGCAAGACAGTGAGCAGCTTAAAAAAGCACTTGCTGTCGTGTATGGGCCAGCTTTTAAATGGCTAGACGTGCCGCGTCTAATGGCCGAGATACAAGACCCGATGACAAAAGCATCGGACGCAAGGCGTTACTTTTTAAATCAGCCGTCCACAGACACCGACCGTTACATGAACATTACAGCATGGAACGCAGCGGCCGAGCCTGAGGAACTGGCAGAAAGCACCGAAGTGGTGTTGGGGTACGACGGTTCGCGCAAAGACGACGCCACAGTGCTTGTTGCTTGCAGAATTGAAGACGGCAAGATCTTTCAACTCGAGTGTTGGGAAAGACCGCCTGGTCCTGCGGGCTACGGTTGGGAAGTACCAAGAGTCGAAGTTGACGAAGCTGTTCGAATCGCATTTGCAAAGTACAAAGTCCACAAGATCTGGGCCGACCCTTCAGGTTGGCAGTCTTATTTGGACGCTTGGAACTCAACTTTCGCCGATAAAGTGGTAGCGGTTTACCCTTCCAGCCAGCGCAAGCTGATGGCACAGGGACTTGACAGATTCCTTGAAGACGTACTCGAAGGACGCCTCAAACACAACGGCGCACCCGAGCTGACAAGGCACGTGACGAACGCGGTACCGACACGGTACGGCCAAGTGATGAAACCTTCTCAGAGCCACAAGATCGACGGCTTAATCGCTGCAGTTCTTGCCTACCTAGGCCGCACCGAGGCGCTTGTTAATCCTGAGCCTGTTGCACCGAAAGTCACTTACCACTCTATTCAAGTCTAGGAGCGACATGAAGCGTTTTGATTTTAGTCTCGCAGTTGAGGTCGTTGGCGTTGCGTTGGTAACGGTCGGACTTGCGTTGTTCTCTCCACCGATTGCATTAATCGCTCTCGGTTCTTTCCTCGTTTGGGCTACAGAAAAGGCTGATTAATGACCGCTGGCATTTATAACACCACTATCGACCAAGGTTCAGTGTGGTCTGTTGTGTTGGTGTATACTGACTCAAATAACGCCCCCGTCAACTTGACTGGCTACACAGCCGCCATGCAGCTTCGACAGAATTACAACTCTGACGTTGCAGATTTGACTTTGACTACCGCAAATGGCGGCATCTCAATCGTCGGCGCGACTGGCACCATCACAATCAACGCCACTGCAGCGCAAACTGGAGATCTCGACCCAGGTTTTTACGTTTATGACTTAGAATTGACATCGGGTTCCAACATCTCTCGCCTAATCCAAGGCCAGTTGACCGTAGCAGAGCAGGTGACACGATAATGGCCAATAAAGTCACAATCAACGAGACCAACAATACAGTTGAGATCTCGGCTCCAGGCCCACAAGGTGCTCAAGGACCAACAGGTCCAACAGGTGCCACAGGCCCAGCTGGTGCTACAGGCGCCACAGGCCCAGTCGGTGCTACAGGTGCCACGGGTCCAACAGGCGCTACAGGCAACACAGGCCCAACAGGCGCAACTGGTTCAACAGGCCCAGTCGGTGCAACAGGCCCAACAGGCGGCACTGGACCAACAGGCCCAACAGGAGCCACAGGTCCACAAGGCATTCAAGGCGACACAGGCGCGACAGGCCCAACTGGTCCAGTTGGTGCAACTGGTCCCACAGGTTTAACAGGCGCAACTGGAGCCACAGGCCCAACAGGCGTCACAGGAGCGACTGGCCCGCAAGGCATTCAAGGCGTGCAGGGCATTCAAGGCGAGACTGGTGCGACTGGTCCAATAGGCGACACTGGTGCAACAGGCCCAACAGGCGCGACAGGCGCAGCTTCAACGGTGCCTGGCCCAACAGGAGCGACTGGCCCTGCAGGCGCAACAGGTCCAACAGGCCCACAAGGTGAAGCCTCAACTGTACCTGGCCCAACTGGAGCCACAGGCCCAGCTGGAGCAACAGGTCCAACTGGAGCAACAGGTCCTCAGGGCATCGAAGGCCCAACAGGAGCAACTGGTCCGCAAGGTGCAGCTGGTGCAAATGGTGGCTCCACAAGCTTATTCGATTATAACGCAGACACCTCGTCAACTTCGGGCGACCCTGGTGCGGGCGATATACGCTGGAATAACAGCACACAAATCAACGCTACAACGTTGCTTATTGACCATTTGGACGTCAACAGCAACGACATTGATGTGTTTATCGCACTGCTCAAAGCAGACGATTTCATTATCATTCAAGACCGAGATGTTCACACCAACTTTCAGAAGTTCAAAGTCACAGCAGCAGCGACCATTCTTGGTGGCTACAGCAGCGTCCCAGTAGTTCTAGACTCCTCAGGCGGCACTGGCACAACCAACTTCAGCAACTTCCAAGCTCTTGCATTGTTGCTCATCAATGTCGGTCTTACAGGTGCGACTGGTCCAATCGGTCCGACAGGCCCAGTCGGTGCCACAGGTCCAACAGGCCCAGCAGGTGCCACAGGTCCAACAGGCCCACAAGGCGAAATCGGCCCAACTGGAGCAACAGGCCCAGCTGGTGCAAATGGGGCAACAGGCGCAACTGGCCCACAAGGCGAAACTGGCGCGACAGGCCCAACAGGCCCAGTCGGCGCAACTGGCCCAGTCGGCGCAACAGGCGCTACAGGTCCACAAGGTATTCAAGGAATCCAAGGCGTCCAAGGCATTCAGGGCGAAGTCGGTCCAACAGGCCCAACAGGCCCAGTCGGTGCAACAGGTCCAGCAGGAGCCACAGGCCCAGTTGGTGCAACTGGCGCAACTGGTCCACAAGGAATCCAAGGTGATGTCGGTGCTACAGGCGCCACAGGCCCAGCTGGCGCGACAGGCCCTGCGGGTGCAACAGGAGCAACTGGTCCGCAAGGAATCCAAGGCGACACGGGGGCGACAGGCCCAAGCGGCGCAACAGGCCCAAGCGGCCCAAGCGGCGCAACAGGTCCGAGCGGTTCAACTGGTCCGACAGGTCCAACTGGAGCATCAGGAGCATCAGGAG